TGTAAGAACAGGAAGATTTGGATTAATCGTGATCTTGCTAAACATGGTGATCTTCAGTTCATATTAAACAATGATCATTATAAACCATCTTTTGAATACCAAGAAACATTCAATTTCTTATCATCAGATGAAATTTCAGTGTTTACAGATGGAACATTCACTCCCACTGAAATATATATAAGTTACATGCGCTATCCTGTCTATATTGATAAAGAAGGATATGTAAAATTTGATGGAACAAATTCCACAAATCAAGATTGTGAACTTGAGACATATCTGGAAGATGAACTTTTAGATCTCACTGTAGAAAATCTTGCAATGTATACAGAAAACCAAGCAGCTGTTCAAAGTGCTGCAATGAGAATACAAACAAACGAATAAGTTTTTTAACAATTAAAATAAAATAAAATGGCTGATTTTTCATTAACTACGCTCTTTGTAGTTCCCAGTAGCAGTACAGTTGCTAGTTCTGGTTCTACACAAGATTTAACCGCTGGTAAAGTTGGTTTCTTTGGTCAAGGTGCGAGTGGTCCTTACACAGCATTAACTGCTGGTACGATTGCTGCTGCTCCTTACTTCTACGTTGCTCAAGGTAGAACAAATACCTATCTTCAAGGATCTAAAAGATCTGACAAGATTTCTGGTACATTAAATGCTGGTCAAACTAACGTTACAGAATGGTATGCTGTTGCAGGTTGTCCTACTGCTGCTAATCAAGTAACTGATGTTGCTGGTTGGAATGTAAAATGTGGTGACATTGTAACTATGACATTGCGTGCACACTCTTCTTACATTGACACATTGTACTTCAATGGTTTCACTCGTTCAGTGACTGTTCAAGCTCCTTGTTGTGATTGTGGTGGTAATCCATGTGATACAGTTGATGTTCCTGCTTTAATTGATGCATTTATTGCTAAATTAACTCAACAAGCTCCTGGTATCAACCCAGACAACATCAACTTTAACACTTTCTATCAATTCCAAAGAATTGGTAGTGATGCAAATGCAATCTTGCGTATCTCTGGTAAAGCATTAACCATCTATGGTCAACCATGTGATGTTGCTGCATTCCCTCAAGAATATGACAGAATGTATTTCCGTACATTTGTTTACTCAGGTCCTGCTACAACTGCTGATTTCATCGTTGCTGATAACTGTAACATTGTTGCTACAGCTACAATCACTCAACGTTCTTCTTATGCAACTGGTCAACCTGTTGAGATTAGACAATTAGAGAAAAACTACTATAGCTACCAAGCTGGATATTTGAAGCATTTATACAGAATGGCTGGTTACAATGAGAACTTTGAATCATGGGTATCTGATGGTGTTACATACAACTCATACTACATCAAATTCAATGAGTATGATAAATCAGCTTACAGCTGGGGTGATTACATTCATGAAGATTCAATGGTTATTATTGCTGTTCCAAGTGGTTCATTGACTACAGCTGTTGAAGCTATCTTGGTTGCTGCATTAGGTACTCCTGCAGGTGGTAACACATGTGTAACTACTACTTCAACTAGTACTAGTAGCACTTCTACAACTTCATCTACAACAACTAAGATTCCTTAGTAGAAAAGAATAGAAATCATATAACCTATGCCAGGGGAAAGAGAGGATAATCTCAAAATCCTCTGGCATATTTATTTTAAATAATATGGCATCTCTTAGATTAGATATACTGGTAGTTCCTACATATGATAGTAGAACCTTAGCTATTAAGGACATATCTACATATGCAACAACTCCATCAGCACCAAATATTGAAATTACTATCCCTGGAGGATTTGGAACTGTAAACCTACCATTCAACATTAATACAACAAACGTATTCAATTCTGCCTCTCTAGGAATAACAGATCCTACAGATGAACCATTACCTCTTCCTGATGGTGTATATTTTTTAAAATATTCTATCACTCCTGCATTTGAAAACTTTGTTGAGAAATCAATAATGCGTGTAGATCAACTTCAAGAAAAGTTTGATCAAGCATTTATGACTCTTGATTTTATGGAATGTGATAGAGCTATTAAAACACAAGCTAAGGTGGAATTGAATAGTATATATTATTTCATACAAGGATCTATTGCAGCCGCTAATAACTGTGCTATAATGGAATCCAATAAGCTTTATAACCAAGCAAAGAAAATGCTTGATAATTTTCTTAAAAACGGATGTAGATGTTCTGGAAACAATTACATCATAAACTTTAATTAATATGTCAGTTTGTAGAAATTGCGGAATAAGAGTTGGCTGTGGATGTCAGTTGGTTAATGGACTTTGTGGTCAGTGTCAATCAGCAGCTATTCAAACGTTTAAAAAATTTAAAAATGTTATCACCAAGACTTTCGGAATGTATAGAATGTTCTAACATTTCTGCATTGCTTTGTGACATTGATCATAAGCTTGCAGATCTTGCAAAGATTCAATACAATAATATTGTGTTTGCTTTAAACAAACCTTTCCCTGGAGAGGTGATGGGTGATCTTTTAAATTATAAAAGAATACTTACCTATAGAGCCTGTAACTGTGATTATGCAGGATGTTTTTCAGTGAATCAAATTTCAAGTAAGATTAAGACATTATATCCAGGTTGTAAATGTATTCCTAAGAAAAATCCATCAACTACATCATCTACAACTACATCAAACTTACCAACAACAACATCAACAACAACTTCTACCCCTATATCTACAACTACCACTACTAGTACAAGCCCATCATCTGGATGCGGTTGTTATAACATATCTGTTCCAAGTGGAGAACAAGATGTAGAGTTGAAATATATTCCTTGTGGGGGCGGTGCTGTTCAAACAGTATATCCAGGAGAAACAAATAAATATTGTGTACAAAGTATTGTTAGTTTGGGAACTGGAACAGCAACACCAATAGTTGGAGCATCTTGTACATCCGATTTAGATTGTAGATCTTGTAGATGTTATACGGTTTCATTAAATCCAATTGTTGACGTTACAGACATTACATACACTGATTGTAATAATAATATTATAACTAGACCTGTGTCTTTTAATTATTCAAACATAAGATTGTGTGCACTAGAAAATAGTATTTCATCTACTGTTGGTGGTGATGTTATAATAACAGATGTTGGAGATTGTAACAGTTGTCCAATACAACCTCCACCAGTAGTAGGACAGTTTAGCATAAGTTGGGTTACAACAATAGATAATCCTTGTGACCCTAATGCTTGGACAATAAGTCCTAATAATCTCACTGCGAGATATGATATGGTTGATTCTTTAAATTGTGGTGGAACTTGTAATGATAGACAAAGTGGAACAGCTACAGCTACTATTCATACAGGACCTACACCTTTAACCATGAGTATTTTAGTTACAGGGTTAGCAGAGTTACGTGATACAGCATATGATAGACTATATGTAACTTTAGATGGTATAGATATAGAATATTATAGAGCTGCTGGGGGTAATTTACCATGTGCTATGGGAGCTCCTATTCAACAAATATTTGTTCCTGGACCTTTTAATTTTGCAGCTTATTCAACTCACACTTTAAAATTAGATTTTGATAGTTTAGATGGACTACATCATACATCTTGTTTTTATCAAGCAACCTTAACTTTCACTTAATTTAAAATATATAATATGTCTTGTTCAAATTGTTATAACGGTTGTACAGAAATAGTTTCTGATCAATGCGTGAAATACACAGGAGTTGATATTCCTGCTTTAGGTATTAAGAGTGGAGATTCTCTATCATATGTTGAACAAACATTGATAGGGTTTTTAGTTTCTACATTAGATGGTTCTGGAATTGTAATTAATATTCCTCAATCCTCTTATTGTACATTGGTTACGAAGTATCTTCCTACGTGTGGGGATATTACAGCTAGTGTATTGTTTGAAGCATTAGTTAAAGCAGCTTGTGATCTTCAAATACAAGTGACAGCAAATGCAACAGCTATCACTACTCAAACTGTAAGAATCGATAAAATAGAAGCAGATTATGTAACAAACTGCTTAACAGGAGTAACTCCTTCCTCAGGAACCCACAACATACTTCAAGCTGTAATCACAGCACTTTGTGCACTCACTCTTGATGTAGAAAATAATTATGTTCTTATTTCTGATATAAATACATACATTGCAAACTACTTAGCAACAAACAATCCTACAAATAATGTATCTAATAAAATGGTTCCTTACGTAGCATTGCCTTATTTTGGAATGATATCAGGTAACTTTGATAATACAGGTGCTGGTATTATAGGAAGTATTTGGGAAAAAATATATTTATGTAATGGTGACAACAACACTCCTGACCTTAGAGGTAGAGTGACAGTTGGTGCTACAACAGGAATGAATGGTACTATACCTCTATCTCCTGTAGTAGACCCTATCTTCAACAATCCAAACTATTCAATTTCTTCTACAGCTGGTTCAAATAACATTACGTTAACTACAAGCCAGATGCCTATACATACACACATCAACACAATATCTATTACAGATCCTGGTCATACTCATAGTCTTCCAAATGTTTATAATGAAGGTGGTAATGGACACAATGCTAGTGGAGGAGGTGATAATGAAGGACCTATTTCAGATTTAACTGGATCTTCTACAACAGGAATCACTGCAACATTAACAAATGCTAGTGCAGGAGGATCTTTCCCACATCCAAACTTTCAACCTGGAATTGGTTGTTTTTATATAATGTATATTCCTTAATCTTTAAATAAATAACACATGTCATGTCATC